ACTCAGCAAGTGCAACCTGAGCCTCATATGCAACCTGACGGTTGCGCGAAGCCATAGCTTTTACAAGCTCGACTTGTTCTGGGGTTCTTTTTAAAGTAATTTTCATTTTTTAAAATCCTTTCTGGGGTTATGCACAATCAAATGATACAACGATATAATCACCAGAGAACTGATCTGTAGTGATTCCGACATTTGCGCGATGTCCAGTTCCAAGAACGTGACCGAAGATAAAGTTACCAGTAGCATCATGACTGCTAGGCCGTGATACGCCAGTGATCTTTCCTGCATTACTCTGTGACATAAGAATGCCATTTCCTGGAGTATATGCAGCCGCCGTCCCATCAAAAGCATCTGAACTTAAGGTCACAATTCCTTTAGTAAGAACAGGAACTGCTTGGCCTGGAAGCAACGCTTGAAGCTCTTCGGCCTTTTGTGGGTTATAGAGAAGTTTTTCTCCGTTTTCGTCGTTCTTAGCTGTCTGGTAAAGGGTTAATCCCAGTGGGATTTCTCCAGAACTAGCGCCTGTAATTTTAAGGTTTACTTCTGGATACATCTTGTTGGTTCCAATAAAGGGATAGTCGGTGTTACCCAAGTAATCCCTGTTCTGGTATTCAACAGGATCTGCATCAAAGTTACCTTCCGCCACCTTCACAAATACGCCAGCATCGCCAGCGCCTGTTCCAGTTGTGCTATCGAGAACGTCTACTTCCAAAACGGCGTAGAGGTTCACGACATCGTGATCAGAGTATTGTCTGAATGGTAGAATTCGTAATGCCATAATTTTAGTTTTTTAATTAAGAAATTTCAATGTTGTCGCGAGAAAATGCAGACTGGAACTTCTCACGCAAGCTAGGCTCCTTTGAAGCAACAGCTTCATTGGAATTAGCTACGGGAGCATCAGTAGTTTCAGCGGCATCCAAAGCTTCTTCTACATCCACCTCCTCAGTGGAAGCAGTAGAGACTCTTTTTGCGACTTCTTCATCAATGCGGGCTTGGATTTGAGCGTCAAACTCAGCCTGAACTTCTTTGTTCTTATGTTTCCACAGAACTTCAAGTTTAGAGGCAAATGCCTCATAAGCTTCTTGATCCTCAAGACTCTTAAGTTCGGACGCAAGGAATTCGCGATCTTGATCGTCAAGTTCAAACTTTTGATCAACTTCCTCCATGCGAATATTGAAGGAGGCTACTGCTTCGTCTGCTCGCTTCTCATTTTCAAAATGAGAAATACGCTCATTCGCAGCACCGAGCTTTTCTTCAAGTTCAGTTACGGAAGATCTGAGATCCTCGTATTCCTTTGTTTTACCTTCTTTAGCTAATCGCTCTGACTCGATATCCTTGCGATATTGCTCATCGCGTTGGCGAATAGCATCTGCAAAAGTATCAGTCATATTGGCAACAGCTTCCTTTGAGAATTTTTTCTCATTAAGAAGGTCTTTTAGTTCGTTAAGAGTCTGTTCAAGTTCCATATCGATGATGTTCTTTTGGTTGTTTACATTTAAATTATTATTTTGTGAAATTTTATCCCGCTTATCATTTATAAAAACTTTGCTCTTTTCGGGAGTTTCTCCATAGAGACCCTTAACATCAGCAGCAGGATTTAACGTATAAGCTATGCCCAACGGGTATATATTACCTTGAATTAAACGATAAATGTTCTCCCCATCTTCTGTTTTTCCAGATCCTCCATAGCTTCTAAGGTATCCTTGTAACTCCATTATTTGATCAGGATCACTGATAATTTTAGCTTCACTGAGAACATCACTACCCACAGCTAAAACAAAATCATTGAATCCCACCTCCCAGCTAGCCGAAACTTTCTGGAAAGCATTATCATCAGGATCGAGAGACTTTTCTACTAATTCAGTAAAATTAGGATTAACTGTTTTATACAAAACAGCACCCAAAGCTATATTAAAAGGTTTTTTAGTTAATTTTGCTTCATCATTCGTTAAGAGTTTATTATTTCCAAACTCACTATAGCCAGCAGAAACAATATGTCCCACTACCTTTTGTTTGTCATGCTCTATGTTTGTAGGCTTATGAACAAAATTATCTGTATATTTTAGAGCGGTAGAAGTATCCATACCGTCTCCATTTTTATTAAACTTATTAACTACCGCCGCATTAAAAGCCACCCCCAAAAGATCTACGTTTCCATCATAATCAATATCTTTAGGAACGAGGGGAGCCAATGATTCCAACGAAGCTTTGGAAATCAATGATGATTCACTAATTTCGCAAGCTAATAAAGGACAATCAAAAATTGTGGTATACTTGTAGTCCATTATTTTTTCTCCATCCAGTTTTTGGGCAAAGCACTTTCCGCCCCTATTTTCTTAGCCTTTCTAATGAGTTTGGTTTTAAACTCCTCAAAACTCATTGATCCCTCATATCGCCCCCAGCTACTTACAGCATTTTTTACATCTCTTGCTGAAAGCACGGGAAAAGACCTTCTTTTGGGATCAAGAAAGTCGCTGTCCTTTAACTCACTTCTTTTTTTTTACCAAACCTTTCGGCAGCAATATCTGTGAGCATTTGAGCGTAGCTTTTCTTAGGTTTCACTTTAGCAGGAGCTTTCCCTGTGTATTCTCCGTCTTTAGCTTTTTGCCCTTCCATCTTTTTCTTGGAGTCTTTATCAAACTTCATATCTTTTTTAAGAGCCTTTTTTTCTGCGTCTTTTTTCTCTGAAGGAGCGCCTTTATCTAATTTTTTGACTTTGCTCTTGTCGTCTTTGATAGCGTCTTTCTCATGCTCCACCTTTTCTTTTTTGGTGTCTTGCTTGAGTTCTTTCTTGTCAATTTTGTCGTATTGCTTCTTATCTAGTTTTGCTTCAATTTCTTCAGCAGAAATAGATACTTCGATGTAGGAGTTACTCTCTTTCATGGCTATGATATAAAATGGCTGATGGATATGTTTCTAAAGTATGTTCGGCAGAAATATTTAAAACTTCTTTTAAAGTGTCTAAATTTTCTATTTCGTTAAAATCCTTTACACACGATTCTAGCGTTTCTCCCCAATATTCTTTAGGCTTGGAGCAGACGATGGATTCGCACAAGTTGCTTGCCATTTCTTGCTGATCGCTAGTAAGCTCTTTTGTTTTTAACTTTTTAGTTAATTTAGCCTTTGCTGTATCAATTAACCCATCTATATCATAAATAGTTTGTTGAATGCTCGCTCTGGAGTATTTAGCATCTGCAAGGGGTATATCGGTTGTTCCCTCAGGTCTTCCACTTTCTTTAGGTGGTCCTTTTACAGTTCCAGCAGGAGGAGGGATAACAGGAACTCCACCCACTATAGGATTGTAATAACCTTCTTCTCTCTGCTCTAAAAAGTCTTTTTGAGCTTTAGCAAGCTCGTCAGGTTCTGGGAAACGACCATTGTGAAACATTTCCATTCCCTGCTTCGGAGTAATAATTCCCAACTCCATTAATCTAGTAGATGCCTTCATAAGCTGCACCTCATCCCTCATGTCGATATCCTTCATTCTAGCCTCAGGCCATGAACGGAAACCTAGATCTTTAGCTATTCTCTTAATCTCCCTGTTTAAAAATTCATTTAAAAAGCCATAACGAGACTCTTGTAACCTATCAATGAAGATTTGGGCCTTTACTTGAGTAGAGTTAAACTTCTCTTCTCCCACCACGATGTTTTGTAGACCCTGTTTAATGTCGTCATTTAAAATTTGGTATTTTTCTGGCCCTAAGACTAAGTTTAGTTCGGGAATAATAAACTCCGCTTTAGTAGTATAATCGGAAACTAACACCCTGCCAACGCTTTCATTTTTGAATAAATTCTGCATTGCGGCAAGGTTGTTAGGATTAACTCCCCCCTTATCTGGGTCAGCCCCCATTGTGATCAGCAAAATAACATTTTCCACCGTTCTAGTAATAGCTTGATCCATTTTCTTAAGTTCCATCTTTGCATTGATGTCCTCAAGAACTGGAAAACCAAACGGAACCGCAAATGGTTCATAATCTTGTTTCTTATAAAAAGAAAAAGAAAGTTTCCTTGGGTCAAGATTTAATTCTATACCCCTTCTAGTATAAGATCCATCCCTGATAGATTCTTGTGCTTCTGGCTCTAGAGCCTCGAATACCGCAAAATCTTCATCTGTCTGGGGATTGGCAAGCCTCGCAATTTCATATTCAGATAAAACTTTTTTGTAAACCCCTCCAGTTGTAAAGCCTGTGGCTCTGCTTGCTATAATGTCATAAGGATTAAGTAAAACATATCTCAAGGGAACTTTGTTTGTAGATGGGTTTATTGAACCAACTTGATTTATCAATTTTGCATAGTCCTGCGCTTTAAACTTACCATCCACCCGATACAAGAAAATGTTTCCACTTCTGTAGTATTCTCTAAAATACTGGTCTTTGAGGTTAATAACATTAATTCTTTTAAACCACTCGTAAAAAAATTCCCTGCTTTTCTTAGTTCCTCCGTCTAGGTAAATGTCGGTGTTGGTGAATTCCGACATGATGTCTACCGCATTTCTAAAAACCGCGACATTCGCATAAGCTTTTTGACACAATTCGATAGCATCACGACAAGTAACGCCGTCAGCAGCATATTCGTAGGGTAACAATCCAACACGAATACTGGAGAATCTATCTATAGGATTGCGGAAAGCTACCCTATTCGTTCTTGATCCCTTGAATGATTGATCTGTAAGTCCCTGTCTCCGAGCTTTAGAAACTTCACTATACGAAGCGTCTGCGGTATAGAATGGTTCCCCCATAAATTCTGGGACAACATCTTGTTCCTGTGGATGAGAAGGATGATCTTTAGGGTTAAACTGATTCCAATACTCTGAACGTTTTGTGTATTTTCTCTTGGCCATGGATGTAATTCATATTACACCCCAAAGTTAACTTTCAACTTTTAAAAGTCAAGAAATGAACATAGGGGTAAATGTAGCTTGCACATTACCTATATCCTTAGAGTTCATGTCATAAAAAACATTCATTGCCCAATTGCCTAAAACCAAGGCAGAATAAGAGTCTTTTCGAGCTTTATCTGCCCCGCTTTGTTTCCTTAAATTCCTTGGTAAATCAAAACTTTGAGTTCCTTGAAGAGAAGTCGTAATTTGTATCAAAGCACATTGAACTTTAATTAAATCCATCATATCTTTTTGGTGCTCAACGAAATCAATCATCCTCGCTCCTGCTGGCCCACGTTCATTAGGATCATTCCTAATGAATTTTAATTCTTTAATTGGGACTCTAGCCTTGCGCTGATTGTTGTAATCATCATTCATTGCGGCTCCCGCAAAAAATATTCGTTTATGATCGAAAGCGGCTTGGAGTAACTCGTTTGCTGCTCTTATCCATTGCGAAGTAGGTTTCCTGAGAAAAACTATATTTTTGGTGGTTAGATTATATTGGTTTTTAACTTTCCTTAAATTTTTCTCATAGTCCACGGCTTTATCTAAATCCGCTTCAATTACACCTAGTTTTAAATTTTTCTTTTTGAAGATTTCACTCTCGTTACAAGAGTTAAGAAACTGAACACCACCATTGTAGTCCCCAACCACAGCTACTATGTTGAAATGAGTAAGAACATAAGCTGCATATTTAATATGTGTTTTTAAATTAGCTCCAGATAATCCATAGCTGTGAACCACCGTTCCCTTTCGAGTATCTCGATTCAACTTTATAACAAGCATCGCAAAATCATCAGAACTTTCACTTTCTGACCAAGAAGGGTCAAAAGCTAAGATATATTCATCCTTGGGGTTTCCTACAACTTCTACCGACTGCCCCTCACCATCAGGAACGGTGCAAGCTGCCATTTTACTTACTTTAAAGTATCCAGAGCTATCGTCTGTAAAGACGGCTCCAAATTCCCTTTCAAACTGAGAATCACTCATTGTAGCCTTTGATTGGCTAATTAGATTTTGATCATATAGCTGTTCGGGCGCACAATCATAACTAAAGTGCATAATAGTTCGATGCGCTCCGTCTTGCGTATTCTCATTGAGTATTAATTTTTCGTATTGTTGATATATTTTATAAAGGTATTCGAATTTGTATGAAGCAGATGACAAACCAATAATTTTGTTGTTTGGCCACCTTCTCCTATCCTCCTCTTTCATTTTACCCTTAGCAATCATTTGAGTTTCTAAATCATAGACTTCTTGTCTCTCGGTAGGATTCTCCACTACAGAAAGGAAGGGAATAATAACTTCGTTATAGATTTTTTCAGGCATCAGCAACAACTCATCAATAATCATTCTTTGGAAACGAAATCCTCTGAGCTTCTCACCATCTCCTAGCGGCAGGGCGCGAATACTGCTTTGCCCAATCTCCATGACCCACTCATCATTCATTTTTGAGACTCTAGTAATACACTGTGAAAAAAATGTAGCCTTGGGGCTTTTAGATATATCTTCTATCTTTTTGAAGATCATTTTTGACTGCCTGAAAGACTTAGATAAAATACCTATCTGGACACCTTGATTTAGAATAGCGTCTAAGAGCGCGAAAATGCCCGTAGAGAAGCTTTTAGACATTCCCCGACTCCATATGCCCAAAAAGTAATCAGACTCCATCATAGCCTTAATAGCCATGTGTTGGAATGGGAACAACTTTACCCCAGTAAACAATTCACAAGCAAAGGAAGGATTTTCTCTAAGAAACTTATAAAGCAAAAGTTTTGCTTCAGTTTCCTCTAAATATCCCTCTTTGTCTAGAATTAGCTGATTTATATCTTTGAACTCTCTGTGGAGTTTCTGTGTTCCTGTTTCCCAAGCCATCTTTTTTAAGTTGTTTATCCCAAAAATACTGGACATCTACCGTCCATAGTTTTTTTCCTAAAACAAGAATTTTGGGTATTATCTCTTCGCTTTTACCTCTAGATCCACTAAACACAAATTGACAACAATCTGAATAGTCAGCCTGTATTTCTCGCATTCTATGGTAAACATAATCTAAATTAAATTTTTTGTATCCCGCTTTATTGTTAGCCCACATTTTATTAAATGCTGTCTCAGTGACTATAAACAACATACATCCCATTGATCTACACCTTTCTAGCTCTTTTACAAATCTTGCATAACCATTTGTAATTGTAGCACAGAAATCCTGGTAAGATTTCCTATCCACGAATGTATAGTCATATAAATCTCCTCCAACAGCGTAATCTCCCACATCCAACTTAAGAGATTCAGAATTCTTAAAATGCAGAGGTTTCTGTTCTCTTGTATCTATGAGTATGGGTGTATCTGAAAAATCGTTTTTAAATTGATTTGGTAGTTGCCCCGAGAGCATGGGCAACATACCAAATTGTTTACAAGCTTCGTTATAGCTGCCAAAAACTTCTTTGCACAAGTCTACATCGGGTAATCCCACTGTTTGTAGGTAAATGGAAGGGGGTCCACCTTGTAGCCCCTTGGCTTCTTTTTTTTCTTTAAAAGCTTTTATAATATATTCTTTAACCTCTGCACGGGGTGCAGTTTTGCACCACTTCTTCATGTTCTTTTTGTTTATGAAGTCAGTAGCGAAATACTGATCGTATTTTTTGAACGGGATCAGTTCTCCAGTTAATTTGTCTTTTCTGGAATAATTCTCTACATAGTAATCCCCAAGGAACTTCCCATGTTTTTTTATGTGTGCATGGAGACTTCTTAATGAATCAAATGAATCCCCACACTCTTTACAATCATAAGACATCTTGCTGACCAATTCCTAAAACTCTTGCTTTCCATTCTGACATTCCCTCTAATCTTTCGGCTTCCCTCTTTACTGCCTCTTTTTGCATCTCTGCTATCCTAGCCATTGTTTTTCTTTCTTCCTCTTCTTGGAAAAGTTGAACAATAGACAGAAACGAAGCATTTTCCTTATGCATCTTCTTCATCCTCTCACCCCGATCACCTTGAAGCTTCTTGGTGAGGTTCTCAATGCGGGTTTCGCATTGATGATACTCAGAACTCTTAGCTTTGATAATTTCCGCTAACCTAATAGACATTTCTTGTTGTTCGTCAGCTTCATCAAACATATTGTTCAATTTATTTAAGTGGGTGCTGATTACCTCCAAATTAATTACCTCTTTACACGCATTTAAATATAAATTAATTTCATCTGCTGTAAGGTCGGGCTTATCCCATGTTAAACGTATAAACTCATGTTCAAACAGCACCCTGTCTTCAGTATTGAGATAGTTGTTGATAATTTTAAGAAATCTTGAATTCGATAAATTAACCATCAACTTTTCGACACAAATTTGCTTTTGCCTGTTAATTTTAGATTCCTCTAACCCCATCCCAGTAGCATCATTGATTTTTTTGATGATTCGTGACGGAGACTTCGGTGAAATGTATGAACTTAACGCTCCACTATCTTGAGATGGCAAAATGTCTGGGTTAACTGCCCTAATTTCCGCCAAGACCGCCCTTTGTTCTGCGCTGAGTGGCAAAACCCTGCGGTCTGGAAAAACAATTTTAGCAATCTCCAGAGATGACAGTCCCGTATCAGCTTGTTGTAAAATAAATTCAGTCTGTTCTTGGGTAAACTCAATAGTTTCTGCTGGTGGGCGACTCGTAGTTCTAAATTCTATAGAATTCTCAACCAAAAACTTTCGCACAGCCCTTCCCTCCTTAGACCTTCCGTCTAAAGAATCATCCTTAAAACATTGTTTTGTTAAATCAATGAGGTTTGGAATTCTTGAAGCGTTTTCCCTTAAAAATTCTTTCTGTTCTTCACTCAGGCCCATTTCCTATGATATCGTTGTCTTTTAGGATTTCTAAAGCTGTTTCAAGAAACTTTTTCTTTAGATTCTTAACTTGGCGATATCCTAATTTTCTTTTTTGTGGAGATATTTTGTATCCCATGAATTTGGCAACATCTTCCTCTGTCTTGTCTTCAAAATATAACATTCGATAAGCGACATAGTGAGTGTCACTTAACTTTATCTCCATATAGATATCCAACCTCTTTAGAGATCCATCGAAATCAAAGTCTGTATATTCCCTCCCCCTAACCTCTTTAACGAAGTCCTCTGTAGATAAAGGAATTTTTAATTCCAAACCCATCTTTTTGGATTTTTCCCATTTTGAGCAAATCGGGCAAGTTGATGAGTCATGATTAGCAAATTGATACTTTGGACATGGGTTAACGTAATTACCGTAATGATTCCTTATGAGGTTACGCATTTGGTTGGAAATGATGCGTCCTATCCATGGCTCCAGAGGTCTCTCTTGGTCCCACATGTGCCATTTTTTAGCAATGTGTAATTTTATAATTTGTTCGACATCTTCAAAGTCAAACCACCTAACTGCTCTTAACCTCCACTTATATTGCTGCTTTTTAATTGCAGCATCTATGATGTCAGAAAAATCCTCGTAAGTATACTCACCTTTGTTTTTTCTTTTCATCAATAAATTCATTAACAGACAGAGTTTTATTCCTTTCTTTTGGGGAAGGCGCTGACTCTCCTATTAGTGAACCTAAAGTGGTATTTGTTGTCTCTATATCATATTCAACTTGGAAGTCTGAAATGTGGGGAACTGATTGAGAATCAGTTTCATCAGAAGAAAGAACCACAGATTTTTCTAGAGTGGGTAGTTCTGCCGCAGTATTCGTGGAAATAGAAGCATTTAGCTGTTGACCGCACTTACCACAAAAATTTGGTTTAGCGTGAGCGTATTCGAGTTTGTTTCCACAACTGTGACAAAATAAGTGAGCCATCTTATATATTTATATGGTTTTAAATCATTTTTTCAAAAATAAACAAGGTCTAGTCCTGTTATAGTAAAAAAGCTGTTCGCCGCTAGCGCGTTGACATTTGCTCTTGTTTTACATATACTATTACACTTTCTTGTATGTTTCTAATTTAGAAATAATAAATTTTAATATCTTACTTCTAACAATGTCGTTACAAGTAAACTTAAAAGAGTGAATTCCTTTTTTTTCCGAATCCTCATCCGAGAACAAATCAAACATTTCACTAAAACCTGTTTTGCCGTTAATATCGCTTTGCATAAAGTCTCCACAGATAATCAGCTTACTATCTTCTCCTATTCTTGTGATTAGGGTTGTTAATTCCTTGAAGGTAAAGTTTTGCGCTTCATCTGCTACAATTAACTTATTATTCCAGTTAGCTCCTCTTAAGAAGTTTATCGGGACCGCAGAAATACGTCCCTTTTGTTTAAGGAAGGCTGTGTCGCCCTCAAAAACAATTTCTTCTAATTTATCATAAAGAGGCATTAAGAAAGGGTTAAACTTCTCTGCCATATCTCCAGGGAGACTTCCTAAACCCTTATCTGCGCTTTCTGCAATACTTCTGACATATAACAATTCTTTTTCGGGATCTTCAGCCATAAGGCGTAAACATCCATAAAGAGACATATAGGTCTTACTTGATCCCGCTGGACCCGAAACAAAGAACATTTTAACCTCGGGATCTAAAAGAGTTGTTAAGAATCGCCGCTGGCGAGTTGTGAACTTAAAGTCCCTCTTTTTGAATTTGATGGAATGGTGGAAGTGAGGCTCCAACTGTATATTGGACAATTTTTTAAGTGCCATACTACATAGTATGTTACACTTAAATCAAAGTTTAATCTGTTTTATTGTTGCACTTGTTTCAACAACACCTCCTCCTTGTGCGGAGTAATTTTGTGCTAAAACTGTAGCGCCTTGATTAAATGTGATCAAGTTGCCAACATTATCAAAAAGTGCAGTGTTTCCGACTCCAACAAGGCCCACAACGAGATCATTGTTCAGTTTGTTTCCACTATAATCAATAAGTTTATTAAGCCCAGTAGAGGCAACTGTTAATTCTTGTTCCACTCCATCTAATAACATCTTAGAGGCGTTAATGGAACCAAGTTCAAAAGTCGGAGTTCTGCTATATCTTCTGTTAAAAGACATTTTAGCGTTGGTAGTGTTTAACACTCCCGCGTTATCAGTGATAGTAGCAGTATGACCGTATGCCACATCATCTCTATCTAGAGGAATTGTTGCTCCACCATAAGGATTGGTGTCTCCTGTAATTTGCCCTCCCGTGACAGGTTCTAAAGAAGTAAACTCGGCTTGAAGGATAACAGGAGCAAATGGTTCAATATTAACACCCACACTATTCACATAGCACTTTTTATAGTCTCCACTCCCCACTCTTATAGTCACAAAGTCATCTTGATTTGCATCCAACAAAAATTCAAACCCCGACACCGCTCCCGACTCCAAAATACAAGAAACAGATATATTTGCGGTCATCGGACCCGCAAAATTAAACTGATCAGTAATAGAAACGTTTTTACCAAGATTCCTTTTTGGATTGGTATTCGTAGAATAACTCACATTTACATTAGTGGAGGGAACATAATGATTCACTTCGTTAATTAAAGTGGTTCCACCTGCGCTAATATAAACGGGGAATTCGCTATAAGGTAAACTCATTTGTTATTGTTACACCTGTTTCACTGGTTACCTACTACCATAAGACCAAAATTAGCTGTGGCGTAGGAAATCCAGATCACGCCCCAACCATAATCCTTTTTCATGAAATATGCCGCAGCCACTACCGCATACATAATTCCCGCAATCAAAGGGACATACTTTGTTATATCGTCAAGAGTCATAGGTTTTAAATCTTTCGGGATAGAGGTTCTTAAGTTTCTGATAATGAGACTTTACTTCATCCAAATCAAGATCGCGACTATTCCTGCTCATATTCTCTTGAGCACAGAGCGGTCTTAAATTACTCCAATGATTAGGCCCAATCTCCTCATCCCCTTCCTTATAAAAAGGGTTAATATGTTTATGCTCTTCCCACAAACAAAGAGGGATAAGGTGATCTATATGCCATGCGCCTTCATGGTCGAGATTTGAACCAGCACCATAATTATTCTCATTCATCCAATCTTCTGACAGATCCTCAAGAAGTTCTACAAGTTGTTTGCTGGTAACTTGCGTCTTTTTATTCCACAATGATGGGCTACTTCCCCCAAGAGCAGTTTTCATATAACCCTTTAATCTTTTTCGTATTCTTCTGGCATAGATGTATTTAGGATTTTTTTCTAACTCTCTTCTTCTTTTTTTTGCTTCGGGGGTTTTAGCTCTAGCAAGGCAATACTCCTTATTTTCTACATAATATTTCTTAGCTCTTGCCCTTTCGCAATCTAAGCATTCCCAAAGGTAGGCGCTCTGACTTCCTCTGAAATCATCCCAGTTTTTAATTAAACCACACCTTACACAACATCTTTTCTTTTTAATTAAATGGTTTGCAAATCTAGGTTGCCCATTGGTCGCAAATCTAACCCAACCTTCTTTATTTAATTCATTTAATTTCTCTTCGCTTAATTTGTGTTTACTGTTCGCCATATAAGATATCTGCTTAACTCCATCAATTACGTCTCGCGGCAGTTTAAGCAAAACTTCAAAATCTTTCCTTAAGATAAATAAAGTTTTTTGTAAACGAAGATCATTCCCATCAGGGGCATCCATTTTGAACAAATAATCTGCACCTCTAACTTTTATCCACGCTTTTGCTGGTTTTCTCCTGTCTCTCCCTTTGAGAGCGGTGTTTAGAATGCCTTTCTCAAGAAGAATATCCACAACTTGATTCATATCTAAAATTTCATCTTTTTTGAATTTACAGGTATCCCAAAATTTTCGCTCAAAGTCTTTTGCATATGGCTCCATAGAAACGTGATAAATGAAGCCTTTCCGACAACTTAAGCTTTCGGGCTTATAGCAGTCTTCGCAAATATCTCTATTTATTTTGAATTCTTTTTCAAACCAAACCTCGTCTCGAAAACTAGCAGTCTTCTCATTCCCTAGCCAAACTCCTTCTTGGATCTTCTGTTTGACCAAGAAGCTTTTTATTTTTTTATCTTCTTCGCATACTATACAACTCATCCGTTTATTTTTGGGGCATGGATATTTTTTTCAATTTTATTTATGAGAATTTTTTTGCTCATCTACCGAATGAGAAACAGGGGGGTATGCTGTAGCATTTACGTTCACGGTTTGTCAGAACGTCATTGACAGACTGATAAATACCTCCCCCCGCCACATTAACACAGAAACCCACTAAAAATTTTTGAGAAATATGGGGGCTTGTCAAGTTTTTATTGATTTTTTTTCAAAATAAAAAAAGAAAAATAAATGATCTTTTCTCTTGCTTTTTCTCTGATTGTGTGGTATACTTACAGAGTAATAAGACAATAAAGAACGATTTAAAAATATGAATATGACTACTACTA